GGTCTTCCGAGTTTGGAGATACCCTCCTTACCGGAGACATCCATCAAGTCAATGCCGATCGAGTTGGAGTCAGTAGGCGACAAGCCAAGTCAATTGCCTTCGCCTTCATTTATGGAGCCGGTAATCAAAAACTTGGAACCACCTTTGACCCGCTTCTAAATGAAGTACAGGCTAAAAAGAAAGGTAAAGAAATTAGAGAAGCGTTTGTTTCTGCTATTGATGGACTTTCGGAACTACTTGAGGCGATCAAAAAGAAAAGCCAAGAGGGTTATATCCGATCTATTGATGGAAGACACATCAAAGTAGACAGTCCTCACAAAGCATTGAACTATTTGCTCCAGTCAGGGGCAGGTGTGGTTGCGAAGCGATGGATGACTATCAATCAACAAAACATTAAACAACTTGAGTTGTGTGCGTCACAGCTTGCATTTATACACGACGAATTATCTTTTGAGTGCCAACATAAATACGCCGAGGATTTATCAACATCCTTGGTACTCTCAGCTACCCTTGCTGGAGAATACTACAACTTGCGAGTCCCAATTACAGCAGAAGCAAAAATCGGAGCCAATTGGGCAGAGGTTCATTGAACTATTAAATTCCATGGCTTCCTGTTGCAAGCCACAGAATCATTGGAAAGGTTCAGCTAATCAATTTATTTTTGATCTACCTGCTGCCACTAAAGGCAGGGTTAATGAGGAAGCTTATTCAGCAGCATTCACAGTACCTATCGACAGATCTTATGTAGGTAATCACCGTGGTGACTTTCCAAACAAGACCCAAGCCAAACTGTCTTGCATTAAAGCTGACGGTAATTTTATTATTAATCATTTATCACCCAGTGATGATTGGTTTCTACTCACTTTGATTGAACCTTACAGGACAACCTTAATCAAAGTATCAAACCGAGAGCTTTGGAAACTCAACCCTTCAAAACAGAATGGTCATGGGGATTACATGCTAACAACAAATAGAGATGCCTTGCTCAGTCTAAACATTGAGTTACTGGCAGACAAAACATTTTTAAATGAAACTACTAATTGATGCAGACTACATAGTTTATAAAGCATGTGCTGCAGCAGAAGATGAGATTAACTTTGGGGATGATGTCATCCTTGTAGTTAGTAAATTCTCAGAAGCCATGAAGAACGTCGAACGTGATCTAACTAGGATCAAGACAGAGTTTATGTGGGACACCCCAGACATGATCTTGTTCTTCAGTGACTCTAAGAATTTTAGGAAGAAAATTTATGCCGATTACAAGGGGCATCGAAATCGTAAAAAGCCCTGTGGTTATCGTCGCGTAATTACTGAGCTAGGTAAACGATATGAACTTATCCGATTGCCTGAGCTTGAAGCTGACGATGCAATGGGTATCTATGCAACAGAACATCCAGGCAACATCATTGTCAGTCCAGACAAAGACATGCGCCAAATCCCTGGCAAGTTATACGACATGAAAGAGACAGTCACTATCGATCCTGAAGATGGTAGACGGTGGCATCTTATTCAGTCATTAGCAGGGGATCAGACTGATGGATACGGTGGTTGCCCTGGCATTGGTGTCAAACGTGCAGTCACTTTGTTTGACGAAGGTGGTTACAACTGGGATGTAGTAGTCAAAGCATTTGCTGACAAAGATCTTGGTGAAGATGTAGCACTAATGAATGCACAACTAGCAAGGATACTTACTAAAGAAAACTACGATGGACACGTTATTCCCTGGACCCCCACCGCCACCACCAGTAACTGAACTGACAATGGAGCAGGAGTTTAGGCTCCGCCGAATGGATGATCTACTACCTGAAGCAGATAAAGAAGACATCATCACATTACTGATGGCATTACAGCATCAGAATTTTATCCTTACCAATACTGTACGCAACTTAGTTAAACAATGGCCCACTTTTCACCCGCCTATTACACCCGAGGATCAATTGAATGCTGGGATGCAATAAGAGATTGGGAATTAAATTATCACCTTGGCTGTGCGGTCAAGTACATAGTTCGTGCTGGGTATAAAGACAGCAAAGAACAAGACCTAAAGAAAGCTATCCACTACTTACAAAATGAACTCGACAACTGCTTACTTGAATCAGTCGCTAATGGATCAAGCGGAGCAATTCCGCTCAGCCTACTCTCTGATGACGAGTGGACCTAAAGTCAAGGGTGTACAGAAAGCATTGATTGATGAGGAGTGGAGTGAGTTTCATGAGGCATACCATTTCCAAGATGAGTGTGATCAATTAAAAGAACTAGCTGATCTTGTATATGTCTGCTACCAAATGGCAGCTAGCCAAGAGTGGGATCTAGATGAAGCAATGCGAAGGGTACATAAATCAAACATGTCGAAGCTCGGAGAAGACGGTAAGCCCATCTACAGAGCGGACGGGAAGGTCTTAAAAGGACCTAACTATAAAGAACCAACACTTACTGATCTTATTTAAACAATGACCACATCACTTATCTCCCGTACTGGACGGGTACAATCTTGGATCGATGATCCTACTGGACGCTTACCTGTTAGCTGCACAGTATTTGTAGTCGAAAATGAAATGGAGGGGCCGAACGGATTAGAGGCCAGCTGGAGATTTGCCAGCCACGCCCTTAGATACGGAGCAGGTTGTGCTATTCACTTAGACAAGCTTGATCCTAAAGGTCACCAACGACCATCAGGTGTTACTGCATCTGGTCCTGTAAGTTTTGGTAAAATTTATAGCACTTTAAATGAAATACTCCGTAGAGGTGGTGTATACAAAAATGGTGCAATAGTGCTTCATATTTCGCTCAATCACCCGGATGCTCTAGACTTTATCACTACTCCTAGGTCCGAACTACCTTGGGTTAAACGTTGCATCAACATCACCGATGAATGGTGGGAGGAATGTACGTTCAAAGAACAATTGCTTCACGGAATTAAGTCCGGTGACATCTGGTTAAACAAAATTAAGTATGACAAAAATGGAAAACGAATCCGAGGGAACGTATGTCTTGAGGTGTACTTGCCAAGCCGAGGCACCTGTCTCTTGTCTCATGTCAATCTCTCTGCCTGTGAATTTGACGACATTCCAAGAGCTTTCTCTGAAGGGATGCAGCAGCTGTGCGAACTCCATAGTCGAACTGGCGTTGGCGATTCAGGAGAATATTTGCCAAGCGAAACTGACCGACAAGTCGGACTCGGAATGCTTGGACTTGCCAATCTCCTACGGCGGTACGGCGTAACTTATGCACAGTTTGGTGAGGCACTACGTTGCCTTAACAGTGGTGAAGTTATTCGTACACCAGCCTATGAACTAGCAGTGCAGCTGAAGCTAGGCATCAGCCTTGCAGCACGTATTGCTAAGACAAACAATATGGATAGGGCTTTTGCAATTGCCCCTACTGCATCGTGTAGCTACAGATCAAAAGATCTCGATGGCTTCACGGCTACCCCAGAAATTGCACCACCTATCAGCCGTACTGTCGACCGCGACTCAGGATCTTTCGGAGTCCAGACATATTCATACGGTGAAGTTGAGATTGCATCAGAGGTTGGTTGGGATGCCTATAAGGCAGTCGCTGATGGACTGATGACATTGCTTGATAACACAGGGCTTCTTCATGGATATAGCTTTAACTCTTGGAGTGACGTTGTAACCTACGATAATGAATTCGTGGAAGAGTGGCTAAGGTCCCCGCAAACTAGCCTCTATTACAGTTTACAGGTATTACCTGACACTCAAGATAAGACTGATGCTTATTCAGCATTAGCAGATAGTGATATTGAACAGTACTTAGGGGACATTTTAAATGAAGAACTCCAATGTGATTGCCAAGAATGAGACTAAATCCTTATCAAAAACTACTAGAACGAAAACGAAAATGGACACCAGTACAGACAACTGCTGGTACATGCAAGGAAGGAGCACACGAGACGCTGATGCGTGCACTTGCCTTGCGGAATATGGAAGTACCTGTGGGAGATTTTATCCGTGATGCGTTGGCTACCGACGTACCAGAACTATCACGGGAGCTATTGGAATCCAATGTCAAAGACGAAGATAACCACGACTTGGCACTTAGTTACATTACCAATACTTACGGGGTTGATGAAAAGGCTGAACTTGAAGCGGTACGGCTACGTGATGCTTGGACAGCGCATCCTGATCACACGATCCTCAAAGCAATGGTGGCCGAGCGTAGCATTTTCTTCGTTCTTTTACCATTCCTGCGCGCTAATGGTACAGCTGCAATGCGTACCGTAAGTGCCGATATATCACGGGACGAAACCGTGCA